CCAAATGACATATCTGTGACAGCCCACCCCAGCGGCAATACTATATTAAACCCCCCTTCAGCACCAGTTACTGCTGGACCAGGTCCTTTTGGTGGATATCATAAAGTATCGGCTTACATAGTAGAAGGCAGTGCAAAAGAATTATCTGTTGTTAGTGGAGAAATGATCATACCAAACGATGGTCTTTTTCTTGTTCCGGTTGCATATGCCAGTTTTAGACATAGCGCGAACAATGCAACGGTTGCTCTTGTATTCGGCATAGAAAGAGCAGGACAGATATTTTTTAGTCAAAGACCTGTACCATCAAAACAGCCTAATTTGGGTGATGTGACAAACATATCAGGCGGAGGTCAGATAAACTCTTTAACCGGTGATAAAATATCAGTATGGGTTGCATCGGATATAACTGGTACAATTACAATTGGTAATTCAAATGTTACCGTTCATATGTTAGAGGATACAACCTAATACAGCTACCAAACAAATAGATATCAATTTGTACTTATTTGATATAGGATGGAAAAATGAACAATCAATTAATTGCTATGCATGAATCGCTTGCTATTAGATATCTAGAGCAAATAGAGAATGCAACTCAAGATGATAGATTAGCCGCTAAAGCGGCTTTTTCTGATTCTTTAAAAGAAAGACGCTCAATATTAGATGTTAATTCTGATGTTGCTATATTAACTATTGAAGGTACTTTAAGTAAAAGTGGTCCTTCACCCTTAGCATTATATTTTGGTTATTCCGGAACAGGTTATTTAGAAATAATTGAAGCCTGTGAAGAATTAACATCAAATAGTAATGTTAATGAAGTCTTTATTTATATGGATACAGGTGGCGGTTTTGTTGAAGGTTTAGATGAAGCCTATCAGGCATTATCTGACCTAAATAAAGATAAAAAAGTTAAAGTTATTAATAAAGGAATGATCGCATCAGCCGGTTATTATTTAGCCTCTGCTATTTCTAGAATTGAAGCCCAAACACCAGCCGTTTTAACCGGTTCCATCGGTGTTAAAATTGTTGGTTATGACTTCAGCAAATACGATGCAAATTTAGGTATAAAGCGCGTTGCTATTATATCTAGTGGAGCACCAAAAAAAGATAGAACACTTGAAACAAAACAAGGCCAGACAGTACTGCAAGAAGAAGTAAATTCAATGGAACGTATTTTTCATGCTCGTGTTGCTGAAGGTCGTGGTATCTCTATCAAACAGGTAGAAAATGATTTTGGTAAAGGTGGAATTTTAGTTGCTAATGATCCTGATCCTAAAAAAGATGATGCATTAAGTGTTGGTATGATTGATGCTATCATTGGTAAAAACCTATCAAAATATAACGATGGAAAATCAAATAAAAAACCTAATTCTAAAGATGCATCTGCATCTGGAATAAACGATTCAGCTATTTATGAAGCTGATGTTAATGAAAGCGGTAATCAAGCCGCATCTATGGAGGATCTTACCGTGAGTAAGACTTTAAAACAACTACTGGCAGAAAATCCTGATGCTCTTGCACAATATGATGCTGCATTGGTTACTGCTGAAAATAGTGGCTTTACTAAAGGTCAAGCCGATGTTGAATCTAAATTTGATGCTCGGGTTAAGTTTGCTAAAGTAGCTTTACATGCAGAACAATCATATCCTAAGATTGTTAATGATATTGCTGTTAAGGTTATGTTAGGTGAATCAGACAAATCAGTTTTAGAATCTGCTATGGCTACAGCCGATCTTCTTCGTGAAGAAAGAATATCAAATGAAGCTAAAGGTGAAACTGGTGATCTGGCTAAAACTAACGGTCAACAAACTAAAATGGGTAAAGTCGAGGGCGTAGCTGAAACTGAAGACGATTTTCAGGCTCAATTAAATTCTTCTTTATCCACTAAAGTGGAGGCTTAATCATGTCCGTGCAATCAAGATTAAATAATGCGGTAATAGCATTTATACTAGCTGGTTTGGGTCTTAATAAAACAGATCAAATTCTTTTAACAGATGCAGGTAGAACAACGCCATTAGTCTTTGGTACTTTATTGGCAAAAGTTGCCGCTACTCAAAAATGGGTTCCTTTTATTAGTGAAACTGCTACTGATGGAACAGCTTCACCACAAGGTATTTATATTGGTGCTGATATTACAGCTGCTGATATTGTTGCCGGTGATATTACTGATCTCTCTGTACTTACAGGTGATGCAGTTGTTGACGTAAATCAACTTGTTATCGAGAACTCAAAAACACTTGATACCATTATTGGCGTAACATCTGTTAATGCTCGTACAGTTCGAGATCAATTAGCTTTTCGTGGAATATTTGCAGAAGATACTGTTAATATTTCAAGTTTTGAAAATTAAGGGGAAATAAAATGTTTGGAACTCCACAAGCTGCTGACCAGTTTTCGCGGTTCATGGTTGGTTTATATGATGATCGCGATAATATGCCTGCCCCTGGTGGTTTCTGTACTTTCTTTGGTCGTCCAAGTACAGGTGCTGAAATTATTTTTAGTGAAAACTCTGAAGTAGTTGATATTGATATAATTCGTGGCAATGAAAAAATTGCTGCTATGATCCCTCGTGGATTAAATGGTCGGACGTTAAGCGGTCAAAAAAATACACAAAACGGAAATTCAACTAATATTTCTCGTGCTTTTCCGTTAAGTGAAGAAGAAGGTGATATTACAGCATCGCAATTAAATAAGGCTTTAGCGGGTGAAAGTCGTTATAATTCTAGTGAAACTAGTTTTTCTAGAATGCGTAACTTGGGGTTTAAAATTTACGCAGAACAAATGAGGCGACAAGCACGTTTATTTGAAGTTTTAGCTGCATCATCAATAATTACAGGGCAACAACCTGCAATTTTAGATACAACTAACCCTGATTTACTTTATGATTTTAGACGTGATTCTGGTAATTTTATTACGGTTGGAACCGCTTGGTCTAATGTTGCTAGTGATATTTTAGGTGATTTAGATGCAGCTTGTTTTAAAGTGCGTCAAAAGGGCCGTTTAAATCCCGATATGGCTATTTTAAGTTCTACTGATATTGATTCATTAATAAAAAATACTTCGGTTAAAGATCTTGCTGATAATCGTCGTTTTGAATTGATTGATGTGAGTACTAATAATCCTGTTCCACCTAAATTTATGGAGTTTGTGGTTAATGGATTTATACCTAGAGGGCGTTTAAAAACTCCAAAAGGTTTTGAATTGTGGTTGTTTACGTATATTGATACGTACGAAAATAATTCAGGTACGCCAACGTTTTATCTACCCGATAATAAGACCGTTGTTTGTAGTTCTATGGCTCGTTGTGACGCATATTTTGGTCCACGTGAAATTATGCCTATCGGCAGTGCTAAGGCGCAGTGGTTTAGAGAAATGTTTGGTTTTAATTTAGAAGCTGCTCCTTTGCCTCAAAATTTAATGAACGCAAAATGGTCTACTATTTTACCACGCGCTGTTTCTGTTGATGCATATCCGCGAGAAGGCGATAAAGGGATCGCAATTCGTACTCAAGCGGGACCGATTTTTGCTACAACACAAACTGATGCATTTGTAACTATTACAACTACACCATAATTATCAACTTATTATACCCGTTAAAATTTAGCGGGTTAGGAGTTTACAATGAATAAAATCCCAGTATGGCGTGGTAATGATATTGGTCATGGTCGAAAAGGCGGTGTTTTATCAATTGGCAGCCATGAAATAAAAATTGGTCAGGAAGTGCCTGTTAATCTTTTAGATACTGCTGCAATCAAAGCTTTTAAAAAGAAAGGTGCTATTGTTTATGAAGCACCTGAAGTTGAATCTAATGATGAATTGTTAACTGCTAAAGAATTAGTTAAATCTACTGGTTCTGTTTTAACTGAAGTTAAAAAATCATTAACTGAATCAAATAAAATTTTAAAACAAGCTAAAACAAATATTGTTGATCAGCAAAAAGTTCTTGATAATTTACCTGAAGATAATGAAGAAGCACGTATTCAGGCTGAAGAATCTTTAGTTGAATTAAATGGTATTTTAACTGAATCTTCTGAAAAAAATGAAGGTTTTAAACTAGCTAAAGAAAATGCTGAACAAGCTTCAAAAGAAGCTAAAGAAGCACTTTTATTAGTTGAAAGTTAAATACTATTATGAATCTGCGTAAACGCGCTGAAGCAGATTTAAAAACCTCACTTGAAGGTAAGTGGGGTCTTCCTGTTATCCTTGTTGATCCAGATGGTAATGAACAAACTAAATCAGCCAATGATCCATTGAATGATTTAACAGGACAAATTCTTTATGATCATCGTACTATCGATACTGATACCGGAATGGAAATTTTAGTTAATACACCGGTTGTTACACTTCGAAAATCTTCACTTGATAGAATTCCTGTAGATGGTGAAACATGGAAAATGAAGTTTCCTTTAGTGCCTGATCCCGAGGCGGTAAAGGAAACTTTTATTTTAATTGGTAGACCTCCTGAAGGTGGTGGTTCTATCGGTTTTATTCGTTTATATCCTCAATTACCTGGGCAAGAATAATGCAATTTCAACAAGTAAGAGATGCTATTATTGCTACATTAGGTGCTGATTCAGCTGCTTTACCCGCTGTTAATCAATTTAGAGTGATAAGTTATCAACGACAAGCTGAATCTGCTGTTTCAGCATTAAATCAATCAATACAAGTTTTTTATAATGCCGGTGATTTCCCTAAATCAGGTGGTTCATTTGTTGGTGATAGTGTAAAACATAAGCCAACTTTTAGGCTTGAAATGACTGTTGCCAGTAAAGCAAAAGGTAATTTATCAGGATTGGAAGCAGCTACAACCCCTGCAGAAGCATCAGCTGCTTTAGCTACTTTCTTTGAAGCATCATCAATAGTAGATAAAGCCATGGATCAATTATGGTCTGATGTATGGAATATTTTAATGGATGCTAAAAATGAAACTTTTGATTTACCTATTGGCGCTATTTCCAGTCGATGGGTAAGTGGTTTTCAAAAAGATAATCCAACACCAAAAGGTGAAATAGTTTTATTAACCGCCAATGCTATATTATCATGTGATGTAGATGAAGAAGTTATAGGTGTAACAGGTACATTAGGTGTTGATTTTGATGTTACAGTATCAGATATCAATGGCGATACCGAACAAAAAACCGGTACAGCCGGAACTTTAGGAGAAACTTAAAATGTTTAATCAAAATAGTGTGGCGGCTGCTGTTGCCGTTGGCGTTAAAAATGTTCAATTTCAATCTACCGGTAATGTTCTTAAACGTCGAATAGGTATTATTGCTACATTCGATCCTGCTTTAACGGGTGTTGTTGCTGATACTCCAATTTTAGTTACTAGCGCTGAAGATGCAGGTGATAAATTAGGTTTTGGTTTTATGGCTCATCGTTTAGCTATTTCTGCATTTAAAGGCAGTTCAGGCGTTGAAACTTATATTATCCCACAATCAGAAGCCGGTGGTGCTGCTGCATCAGTTGGTAGTATTGATTTTACCGTTACTACTGTTGTTGCTGGTACTATCTTTTTATATGTTGCTGGTGATCTTGTTTCCGTTGCTGTTCCTGCTGAAATATCAGCCGTGGCAACAACTGCAGATGATATTGCTGATTTGGTCGTTGCTGCTATTACCGCTGATGCAAATTTACCAGTAACCGCTGTGGTTGATGGTGTAACTACTAGCAAAGTAAACTTTACCGCCAAAAGTAAAGCACCTTATGGTGATGATATTAGTTTGGCGTTTAATTTAGGTTTTGCTCAAGAATTACCAGGTGGTGTTTCTGCTGTTACCGTAGCAATGACAGGTGGCAGTGGTACTCCTAACATCCAAACCGCTTTAGATGTCGGTTTAGGTACGGGTGACACGGCTAATATACTTGGTATTACTGATTTAGTTCATGGCTATGGATTAGACACGAGCACATTAAATATTATTTCTACCTATGTTGGTGAAGGTAATACTTTTTCAGGTTTGTATGATAAATTAGTTGCAAGACCATTTAGAGCACTAACGGGTGATACAACTGCTGATTCAGCTGGTTTAACTGCTTTAATTGCAATTTCTGATACTCGTTTATTAGATCGCGCAAATGGTGTAATTGCTGTTCCTGGTTCACAATCTCATCCATCAGAGATAGCATCTCAAGCGGTTGGTGTAATGGCTAGGGTTAATGATAATCTCGCTGAACAATCAACAATTGATGAAGCTTTAAGTGGTGTTTGGCCTGGTACTAATGCGGATCAATGGACCTCTGATTTCGATAGCAGAAATACCGCTGTAACAAAAGGTATTAGTACTACATTATTTAAAAATAGTGTAATGACTATTCAAAATCTAGTGACTTTCTATCGTCCTGCTTCGGTTCCTATTTCATCAAATGGTTATCGTTCTATGCGTAATATTTCTATTTTACAAAATGTATTAGCAAATATTAAAGTTAATTTTGAGCAAGAAAAATGGAAAGGCATTAGTATTGTTGCTGACACAAATAAAGTTGGTGGTAATAGTAAAGCTAAGGCCCGAGATACAGGTGCTGTTATTGATGATTTAGTTTCTCTTGCTAAAAGCTTTGAATCTAACGCATGGATTTTCACAGCTGATTTTACTATTGATGGTTTGCGTGAAGCCGGTGCAGTTAGTATTCGTGCTGGTGGTGCTGGTTTTGATTCTGTTTTAAAAATTATTTTATCTGGTGAAGGGGGAATTCTTGATACTGTTGTTGAATTTGATACCTCAATTGCCGCTGCATTAAACTAAATAAAGATTAGGGGGCGTTATGTCTAAATCAGGTACTCCGCGTAAAATTACTATCGACGGTGAAACATTTAATGTTGCTGCTGATGCTAACTTTGCACAAACACCAGGTAATACAATTGAAGGTGTTCGTCATACTGGCGGAACAATGATGAAAAATACACTTAATGTTGAAAATCTTGAAAGTGTAACGTTGATTGCTACCGGCACTCAATTTGAATCATTAAAAGAAAAAGCAAAACGAGATGTTAATTATCCAATGTCTTATGAATTAGCGTCTGGTGATGTTTATCGTGCGGTTGGTATGATCACATTAGATAACCGTGAAACTGAAGAAAATCGGGTTGATCTTACTATGATACCTGATGGTGAATGGGAAGCCTTTTTAGCATGAAAAAATTAAATAAAGAAATGAAACTATCAGAAGATAATGCTCAAGAACAACTTAATCAATTGCTTGATTATTATGAAATTGATTTAGATGATGTTCCTGATAAAGAAAAATCATCATATGATATTGTCGGTAAAAAGTTAGTTAAATTTATTCGTCAAGGTCGTTTAGAAATTAAAACTGAAGATGGTATTCAGTGTATTCAAACTCTTAGAAATGGTACTACAACTATTATTTATAAAGAGTTAAACGGAAAAGCGAAAACAGCAATGGGTACTAAAGGTGCTGAAGATGGTAATGGTCGCATTTATGCGTTAATGGGTGCTTTATCTGATGGTGAAGCAACTATTCTGCAATTAAAGGGACCTGATTTATCTTTGGTTGAATGTTTAGGCGCTGTTTTTTTGGCGGTGTAATTGATAAGGTTTCTTTTGATCAATGGCTTGGGGACTTGTTTTATCGGGGAGCCTCGCCAGATGATATAGAAAACATGCCTTTTCATCGTTTGAAATATTGGGGGAATTGGTGTGAAAAAATGCGACAAGCTGAACTTGCTACACTCAATAAACCTAAAAAATAGGGTTTATCATGCCTAATTTTGCCGTTAGTACAGCCTTTAATGCGGCTGGTAATATCTTAAATAAAATATCTAAAATGGATAAGGGCATTAAACTTTTTGGTGATGATGCCACTAAATCATTCCGTAAAGCTTCCCGAGGCGCTGCTGGTTTTGGTAGTATTGTAAAAGGCATTCTAGCCGCTGATATTATTAAAACTGGCTTTCGTTCACTTCAAAATGGTTTAAGAGCAACAGCCACTGAATTTGTTAGTTATGATCAAGCTATTGTTTCAGCAACAGCTAAATTTAAAGGATTAAATACTGAAACGCTCGAAGGTCAAAAAACACTTCAATCTTTAATGGATACTGCTCGTGAATTGGGCGGTACTACTGAATTTTCTGCTACTCAAGCCGCACAAGGTTTAGATTTCCTTGCTACTGCTGGTTTTACTGCTGAACAAGCTATTGCTTCTTTACCTGGCGTTGTTGATCTCGCTACCGTTGCCGGTACTGATTTAGCACGTGCTACTGATATTGCTTCTGATTCGTTAGGCGCTTTTGGTTTAATGACTAAAGATACTGCTCAACTACAAAAAAACTTTACCCGTATTAATGATGTTTTTGCTAAAACAATGACAACGGCTAATACAAATATGGAATCTTTATTTGAATCGGTTACTAAAGGTGGTCCCGCATTTACTGCTGCAGGGCAATCATTAGAAACCTTTTCAGCTTTAGCCGGTGTTATGGCTAATGCGGGTATTAAAGGCTCTGAATCTGGCACTTCTTTAAGAAATGTAATGCTTAGATTAGCAAACCCTGCTAAAGATGCTGCTAAAGTTATGCGTAATTTAGGTGTTAATGTTAAAGATAAAATTACGGGTGATTTTAGAGATGCTATTGATATATTAGGTGATTTTGAAAAGGGTTTAGTTGGTATGGGTACTGCTCAAAGAACAGCAGCATTATCCACTGTTTTTGGTGCTCGTAGTGTTACTGGTGTTAATGTTTTATTAAAAGAAGGTACTGATTCCCTTAGAAAATACCGTAAAGAAATAATAGCTGCTGGTGGTGCATCTAAAACAATATCTGATAAAATTAGGCAAAGTTTAGGTAATCAATTAGCCTCTTTAAAATCTGCTGCATTAGAAGTTGGTTTTCAATTTATTGATACATTTAAGGATAAAATAGGACCAGCAATAACATCAGTAACAGAAGCTATCAGGGGTATTGATATTCCTGGACTTACTGCTGATTTTAAATCGTTCCTAGATACTGCAGTTAGATTTCGCGGTGTTTTATTTGGTATGGCTGCAGGTTGGACTGCATTTAAAATCGCCATGGCTGGAGCTGCTATTGTAAAAGCGGTTCAATCTTTTATATTTCTTACTAGTGCCTTAAAAGGTGCTGCAGCTGCTCAAGGTTTATTTAATGCGGTGATGTTGGCTAATCCTATTGGGGTAATAGCTGTCGGTATTGGTTTGTTGATAGGGGCTCTATTTTTATTAGTTGATAATTTTGATGTTGTCAGTAATGCCTTTATGTCAGTTATGGGGTTTATGGGCCGTGGTATTATGGGTATTCTTAATGCAATGTTAAATCCGTTTACTTTTATTGTTAATGCTATTTCTTCTATCAGTGATTTTGTTTCAGGTGGTTCAGGTGAAGCAGCTGCTGCTTCAGTTGCTCCTAATCAATCAACTTTAGCCGCTCAAGAAGTCAATTTTAATGGACAATTAAATATAGCCGGTGCTCCTGAAAATTCTACTTTTGAAAGTCAAACAAAAGGCGCTCCTGCTATTAGAGTTAATTTAGCGGGGGTTAATTAATGAGTTGGTTAGAACGTGTTAGGGGTCATATTACTTTAACGTCACCAGAGGGTGATAATTTTATTGGTAAATGGATTGGTGATACTCGCAGTGCTGATAAACAATTAGGTATTTTTACCTATCCAAAAGTTGATAAACAAATTGTTCAAGATTTAGGTATTTCAGCTATTTCATATCCGTTAACTATTGCATTTGATGGTGAAGATAATGATTTAGAAGGTACTCGTTTTTTTGAAGCTTTATCTGCTCGTGGCCCCTGGTTAATTAATCACCCCACAAAAGGCCAATTGGTTTTACAACCTACCAGTTTTAAAGAAGTAATTGCACCTGTTGCTTCAGGTACTATTACTGTTTTCCAAACAAATTGGATTGATATTGCTAAATTTGCTGCTTCAGCTTTTTCTGTTGACCAATTATCAGCATTAGTTGAATCTCAAAATAATATCGTTGAAACTGCAGCATTAGAACAGTTAGAAACAATTACTGATCAATCCTCTGTTGAAAATATTCAAGCATTAAAATCAGCGACTGAAAAACAATTATCATTTTATGATGAAACAATTAAAACAAGTACTGAATTTTCAGATGAAGTATCTGCTCAAGTAGAATCTATTCAACGTGCTATTGATAATACTTTAAGTGTTTCCCCTATTGATTTAACTGTGTTAGGTGGACAAATTCAGGCGTTAATGCGCGCTCCTGCTGCTATTACCGGTAATGTTTTACAACAGTTAAGGGTTTATCAAGATTTTGTTGATAAAATAGTTGCTATACCGGCTCGCGTTGCTGATCAAGCTAATTTAAATATCACTGCTATTGAAGAAGTATTTGGTATTAGCGCTAATAGTGCATCTAATTTAATTAGTGTCCGTAGTGAACCTGAAACTAGAGCTACTGCTATTTCATCTTTAAATCTTATCACTGAACAATTTATTCAAATTACTGAAGCTTTTGATCTTATTCAATCATCATATGATGATCAGTTAATTGAAAATCAATATTTCAGCCAATCATTATCATTTGTTGAATCTTCATTAATGAGTGCTCAAACCGCTGCATTTTTATTATCTATTACTTTTGATTTAGCTATAGAAAAACGTTTTGAATTAAAAGAAGACCGAGCATCAATTGAAATAACTATTAGTGAATATGGTTCATTAGGTGATAATGATACTAACTTTGATTTGTTTATTGATACCAATATGCTTAAAGGTGATGAAATTTTAATGTTGCCAGCTGGTAAAGAGGTTGTTGTTTATGTCTAAACCTATAGCAGGACAACAATATACCGTTGAAACGGGTGATACTATTGAACGTATTGCTTCTATTGCCTATGGTGATTCTACACGTAGCCGTGAAATTTTAAATGCTAATCAAACTGATATTATTATTCCTGGTATAATTTTAAATTTACCCTCTGAAAATAAAATCGATCCCTTAATTTCTTCTGATGGTCTGGTTTTATTAGTAGATGGTTTAGAAATACCTACTGAATCATTACGTTTTTTAGAATCAATAGAAACAATTGTTGATGGTTGGACTGCTGTTATTGCTTGGGCCCCAGGTTTAAATCCTGCATTAGATCGCGCTATTCGTCCTTATTCTTATTCATCGGCACAAATTTTTTTAGATCGTGAATTGTTAGGTACTGGTAGGCTTTACGTTACTTCACCAAGTTTAGAGACTAGACAAGGATGCTCGCTAGAATTTTGGTCTTTAACTGCTGATTTTGTTGATTCTGCTTTAAAACCACCTTATGAAGAAAATGAAGTTACTTTAAAACAACGTGCTGAAACATTAGCACAACCATTTTCATTAAAAGTTATTAGTAATTTAGAACAAGATGGTGTTTTTGATAGGGTTACTGCCGATCCAAGTCAAACTTCAGGTGCTCATTTATTATCATTAGCTAAACAACGTGGTGTATTAATATCATCTACAACTAAAGGTGAATTATCTCTTTCTATACCTAAAATAACCGGTGAACCCGTTGCTACCATTGAAGAAGGTGTTGAAGGTTATACTGGTTTTAATGCTTCTTATGATGGAAGAAAACGATTTAGTGATTATAGAGTAATAGGTGAAACACCTTTTGATGAACCAAATAATGCTGTATCTAAAGATAAAGGTGTAAGTGTTACCCGTTTTAAAACTAAAACTGTTGGTGAAACAACACAAGGTGAAATGAAAAAAGCCGCTGATTTTGAAAAAACTAAATTTTTATCTGATGCTCTAACTTTACCTATTTCTGTACGTGGTTTTAAACGGTTAAATGGTGATAGATGGAAGAAAGGTGAGTATGTTACTTTAATATCACCTACTCTTTTTATTGAAAAGGGTTTTTTAATGTTAATTAAATCAGTTGAATTATTATCAGATAGTAGTGGTGAAATCACTTCTTTAACTTTAGTACCACCTTCAGTTTATTCCGGTGATGATATTGAAGAACCGTGGCTTTAGGGTTAAACTAAACTGATGAAAATTCAAACAGGCATTATTAAAGGTAGAGAAACTAAATCTAATCGTGATGGTGTTAGAGACGTTCTTTTATTGCAAGTTGAATTAACTGATAAAAATGATGTGCAAACCGTTGAATTAATGCAGGGCGCAGGTGATCAATATAATCCTGAAAACGGTTCTAAAGTTTTAGTCGTTTCTGATGGCCCCGCTTATAAAATAGCTATTGCTGTTGATGATATGACAGCCATAGCATTAGAAGTTGGTGAACGTGCTATTCGTTCAGTATTAGGTGGTGCAGTTAAATCATCTGTTTTATGTAAAAATGATGGTAATGTTGTGATTAATGAAGGAGCTGATTTTGCCGTTCAATTTACTGCATTAAAAACTATTATTGATGGACTTGTTACTGCGCTTGATGCTCATGTTCATACTAGTGCTACTGCCGGTAGTCCATCATCAGCACCAACCATTCCTTTTAGTGTGGATATGACCCCCGCTAAAATTGATAAAGTGAGGCTTCCATGAGTGGTTTTGAAGGTGATCCTAAATTAATTCTTACTAAAGATGGTGCGGAATTGGTTTATAGAGACGGTCAACCAGTGATAGATGAAGGGTTAGAAAATAACGCTTTAATTTCATTGTTTACTGCGCCTGGTTGGGTTGGTAATTCTTTATTAAATGATGATGAACAAATAGGTAGTGATTTTGAAGATCAAGCGCGTGGTACATTAACCTTATCAAAACTGGCTGATATTGAAAATGCAGCTGTTCGTGCTTTAGATACTTCATTTCAAAAAGTTACAGAAAGTACTGCTCAAGTTAATAATCCAATGGGTAATCAACTTGATATGTTAATTAGAATTTCACCACCAGGACAAGATGTTGATTTATTATTAACATCTAAGAATGGTTTAAATTGGCGTTCTCAGGCTTTAGATCCTGCAAACGAAAGGATTAATTGATAATGGCTTTTAATATTCCTACAACAGCCGCTAGTGTGGCTCAAATATTAGCTAATATTGAATCAAAAATAAATCAAACATCACCTCTTTTACCAAAGGCGTTTAATCGTGTTCTATCTGTCGCTTTAGGTTTGGCTATAACTGGGCTTTATAAATACGCATCAGAACGAGCAAAACAAAATTTAGTGCTTACTGCTACGGGTATTGATTTAGAGCGTTTAGGCGCTGATAGGGGCGTTATTAGAAAAGCAGCAACTGCTGCAGTTAATACCGCTACTTTACCAGCTACTGATGGAACTGTAATACCTGTCACTGCTTCATTTACAGCTAATGTTAATGGATTACGATATTTTAACAATTCAGCCGCTACCGCTGCAGGTGGAATTGCTACCTTAACATTAACCGCTGAACAATCCGGTTCAGCTGGTAGTTTAGCCATTAGTGATACTTTAGCTATTGGCGCACAAATAGCAGGAGCAACCACTTTAGCCACTGTTACGGCTATTATTAGTGATGGAACGGATTTAGAAGATCAAGAAGTTTATAGGGCTCGTGTTTTAACCGCTTATAGAGCAAAAACAGGTGGGGCTAATTCAGCTGATTATCGTATTTGGTCAGAAGAAGTTAGTGGTGTTAAACGTGCTTATCCATATGCGGGTGGGCCTATTGATCAAGTAGTGCCAACACCACCAGAAAGAACTGTTTATATTGAATCAACAATAGGTGTTGATCCTGAAGGAGTGCCAACACAAGCTTTATTAGATGCTGTTCGTGCTAATATCATTACTGATCCTATTACTAATCTTGAGCGTCAACCATTAGGATTAACCAATGATACTTTATTCGTTGAACCTATTATCCGTTTATCAATTCACGTTACTGTTTTAAATTTACAAGTTGATGCATCAAAAGAAACTCAAGCAAAAGCAGATATAACTGCAGCACTTGATTTATATTTTTCTCAAGTGATTATGTTTGTAGCGGGTTTAGATTTTATTGATGATAAAAATGATATATTAACCATTGCTTCTATTGGTGGGGTTGTTGATGATGCTTTAAAAGCCACGGGCGGCACAATAACCAGTGTAGCCTTTGGTCTAGATGTTAATGTAGATAAATTACGTTATACATTAATACCTGGTCAATTACCTAAAACAGGACCGCTTCTTTATGCCTAATTCTTTATTAAGAAAATTAATTAATGGTGTTATGCCAAAAGGCTCTATTTGGACAGTAAAAATAGGCGGTTTTTTTGATGCTTTATTAGATGCGTTGGCTGATAGTTTAGAAACTGTAAAACTAAAATTAGCTCAATTAGCTGATATTCGTAATGCTAAAAAAACAACTGTTTTAGATGAATTAGAACGTGATTATGGTGTTGCTTTTAATCCAAATTTAACTGAAGCACAAAGACGAGCCGCTTTAGATGCCCGTATTAATGCTATTGATAATACAGGTTCACGAGAAGAATTAGAACGTGCATTACAAAGAGCTGGTTTTCCTTTATTTGTATATTCTAATAGTCCAGCAGTAGATCCTAATAAATTTAACATTAATTATCTAATGGTTTCCGGTGGCTTTAATGCTTATGCTGGAGTATCCACTGCGATAGCAGGTGCTTTTAAAGCTGATATCGTTGTTAATGGTGATATTATAATAACTAAACCTAGTTATGCAATGGTAGCTGGTGGTGAAAATGCTTATGCCGGTGTATCAACTGCAATAGCAGGTGTCACTGGATTATTAGAAGAAATATATGAATATTTTTTACCAAATAACACTGATAATTGGCCATTTATATTTTTTGTAGGCGGCAACGCTGAGTTTGCAGTAGATGGTTCTTTAGTTTCTATTGCTAGAGTTAACATATCTGATGATAGAAGAACAGAATTAAGAGAGATTATTTTAAAATATAAACCTACTTTTACTTGGGGCGTTTTATTGGTTGACTACATTTGAGGATTAAACAATGGCTTTAGATTACCAAGTTAGATATTCCGGTAACTTTTTACCAGGAAATGCAGATTACCCTGATGGAGTGCCTAAAAACGCTACAACAGAAACATCTAAAGATGGATCTCCATGGGAGGTTGATCAGATCAAAGATTGGCATGGTTATTTTCAGGGATTAATAAGTCGAGCTAGTATTACCATATCTGGTAATGCTGATACTGTTCTTGTTTCTGATTATCATAGTGCTTTAAATAGAATAATTAGTAGTGTGGGTGTTTCTAATTTTGATAATTATCAAGCTATGATTGATAACTCGAATAAAAACATTTTTACTGCAGGTCAAAAAGTATCAACAGGAGCTGGTTCATGGAGAATAATTACAAACGTTACTCCTACAATGATCGCTAATACAACTCCACAGCTTTATGCTATACCTTTAAACGGGGTTTGGATTGAAGACTTTGGGGTTGTAGAGGATACTGATTTTTCAACTGAATTTTTATTAGCTATAACTCTTGGTACGGTCAGACTACCGTCTAAACGATATTTATATGACGGTACGGTTATTACCACTGATGTTGTAAAAGTTCGTGGTGATAAAGTGCCAACTGTTAATGCCGCTTTTACATCTCTTGAAAATGGCTCTATTATTGAGGGTACGTTTAGTACTACCGCTAAAACTGTTGATATTAGAGATTTTGGTTGTGATTTGGGAACGGCAACGGCAGCAGTAGATGGTGATGGTATAAAATGTACTACCGCTCTTGATGCGGGTATCCATTGTCATGCTGAAAATGTTATAGCTTTACTTAAAAATGAAACAAGTCCTTTTCATGCCACCTTATTCGAATCTTATTTAAAGTTTACAGGTAGTAATATATCTGGAAATAATGGTTTTTTTGGTTGTGTTATTAAATGTCAAAATGTTGTACTAAGAGGTATTTACACAAAAAACAATGATAAAGATGGACTGTTCTTAAAATCCGATAATAATTTTGGTAAATGTAAGCACATAGATATCACTGGTGTTGTGGTAATCGGCAGTGGTAGTCAGACTTTTGGTATTAGAATTCAGGCGGATACAGAACTACTTGAAGAAGTCAAAATAAGAGGTGTTCATATTGAAGGCTG